AAGATACTATAGTCTTTTCTTTTTAATCTTCGATACCAATCACGCTCTCCTTTAGGAACAGTAAAACCATAATGACTTAATACTGTACGAACCAAAGACAAGCAATCTCCCGTTCCATGCTTTACAGGATCAGAACCTAAACGATATTCAAGTCCTATTAATTCGTAAGGCTTCAAAGATTTTGTAATTGACCTGTTAAAGGAAGATGAGCACACCTTCTCTTGGTCAAAGTTTGTTGCGGAGCATTTGCACCAACAGCATCAATAGCAGAACTTAATAACAATTCAATTGATTCTGGATCGTATCTCATACCAGCAGCTAACCAATATTCACCAGTTAATTTATTTCCTTGTTTAGCAGTAAAATCATTATTCATTAGAAAAGTCTCAACCTGTATGTAATATTTTTTCTCTACAAAGTCTTTAACATAAGACATACTCAAAGGATTGTTAGCAAGGATAATTGAAGCTTCTAAATTATCTCCTGATCTATTCATTGCTGCTCCTTGATAAATAAAGGAAAGATAATCATAATCTCCTATTCCACCATGTTTACCATTTTGAAATTCGTGTTCTACTGTTCCATCTTTTTGTTTGACGGTAACAAAAGCAGTTAAGGCAACAACAGTCATTACATTCCTAACCTCGATCTGGCACTTCTACTATTCCTTAGTGTAGATAAAGTTCTATTTTCTCCA